GGAACGCATGGCTTGGTGCTCTCTATGGCGTCACCATTCGCCCTGACGTTGATGGCATCCCAGCAATTGCCGAGAAGCGGCTTTCGATGTGGCAGATGGCAGACCAAAGCCAAGACCTCACCATCAACGAACGCCGCGCCTTGAAAGGGTATGGGCCTATCGATGGCGGTGATGTGTTGTTTGTGTCGAGTGCAAGCATACCTCTTACTATGGCAGGCGAAACGTTGCCCGAGGTAACACTAGAAGAAATGAAGGCTATCGCTTACGGGGATGCCGATGGCTCGACGTCTCGTAGATAACAACGCCCGTCGAGAGCATCGCCGCCAAGTCGCTCTCCTTGACCGGCTCACTACGCAATTCCGTGGCCGCTTAGAGCGCGAGCTTGCAGCCGCGATGAAGGACATGGTGGAGCATTGGCTCCAGACCAATCAGGTGGCATTGCCACGCGGGTTTCATGACCGCATCGAGGCCACTTATCGCCAGATGGCATTGGCGTCTATCACCATGTTCGGCAATCGCATTTATAATCAAGGCAAGGCACGCGGGTTTCCGCTTGAGGCCAAGGAATCCTTTGCACAGATAATGACGCGGTTAGCCTTGCGTTACATCAGTCAAGAAGCTATCCGCCGCCGCATTACCGAGGTTACCGAAACCACCCGCCGTCAGATTGTTCGTGCGGTATCCAAAGGCTATAGCGATGGCTTGGGCCAGCGTGGCGTTGCGGATTACATCCTCGATTTGGTGCCATCTATTGCACAATACCGCGCCAATATGATTGCCCGCACCGAGACGCACGGGGCGGCAAATTTTGGGTCCGACCAAGCCGCAAAGCAGACCGGCTTACCACTTTCGCGCGAGTGGATTTCCGCGCAAGACGAGCGCACCCGACCCACGCATGTAATTGCAGGGAAACAACCGCCCGTCAGTATGGACGGAATGTTCAAGGTTGGAGATGCAGAACTTGCATTCCCCGGCGATCCTGATGGCGGTGCAGATTACCCCGAGGAGGTCATCAACTGCCGGTGCACCGTTGCATATGTTGTCGATGACGAAGCTTTAGAGGCTATGTTGTAACAAAAGCTGAAGTGTGGTATAATCCCGCAATGCCGATGCCCGGATCATCAGAAACGGAAGACGAATTCCTCTCACGTTGCATGAGCGACGAAGAGGCTATGTCTGATTTTCCCGATGAAGATCAACGATATGCGGTCTGCATTTCCAATTGGGAAGGCAAGGCCGATGGCTTTTCTCCGAACGAGGCAATGGCACGGGAAGCCACCCGTGGCCTCGAATGGCGTGACGAGTTCAACCGTGGCGGAACCGAGATCGGTGTTGCCCGCGCGCGCGACATCAAGAACCGCCGCAACCTCTCACTTAGTACCATCAAGCGGATGGTTTCCTATTTTGCTCGCCATGAGGTTGACAAGCAGGGCGAAGGCTTTTCCCCCGGCGAGGACGGCTATCCTTCCGCTGGCCGCATAGCCTGGGCTTTGTGGGGCGGTGATCCCGGCAAGTCATGGGCTAACAATATTGTAGATCGTGAGGACAGCAAATCAATGGAACCCATCCAGCACAAGTCTGTTGCCCTCACCCTCAAAAAGGAGCCAGATCAAGACGGCGTGTTCGAGGGCTATGCCTCCGTTTTTGGTGTGGTCGATCAGGGCATGGATGTTGTTGAGCGTGGCGCTTTCCGCAAGTCTCTTGGCTCTCGCAAGGTCAAGATGCTTTGGCAGCATGATATGTCCCAGCCTATCGGCGTGTGGGATGAAATCTACGAGGACGAGCGCGGTCTTTTTGTCCGTGGCCGTCTCCTCAAGGAAGTTTCCAAGGGCCGCGAGGCCATGGCTCTTCTCCGCGCCGGGGCTATTGATTCCATGTCTATCGGCTACCGCACGATGGAAGCCATCCCCGAGGGTGATGGCCGCGTTCGTAAGTTGATGGAAGTCGACCTGTTCGAGATCAGCCTAGTGACGTTCCCGATGCTCCCCGATGCAAAGGTGACGAACGTCAAGTCGATCTCGACCGAAAGAGATTTCGAGCGTTTCCTGCGCGATGCAGGATATTCTCGCAAAGAGGCCGTGGCGCTCACGCTCCACGGATTCAAAGCCCTACAGAGACAGCGGGACGCTGGCGACGAAGAGGCCGTAACCGAGGGCGTCCATGCCCTTTTACAGTCACTATCAAAGCTGAAGGAATCCCTGCATGTCAGAGGAAATCAAGAAGGCCGCAAGCGCGATTGACGCGCTTCACGCCGGATTCGAAGAGTTCAAGAAGGCCAACGACGAACGGCTTGCCCAGATCGAAAAGAAGGGTTCCGCCGATGTCGTGACCGAGGAAAAGCTCCGCAAGATCGAAGCCGACCTCGACAAGGCGCAGCGCATTGCTGATGACGCGGTGCTTTCTTCCAAGCGCCAGTCGCGCGTTGTGACCGACGAGCACGGCAACACCGTGGACCTCGACCGCAAGGCTCAGGATTGGGCTTCGATGAATGCCCGCCGTCGTGGCACTGTTGTAGGCACCTTCGGCGCCGCCGATATGGATGGCTACAAGGCCGCCTTCGACACCTTCATCCGCAAGGGCGAAGAAGTCATGGGCGTGGAAGAGCGCAAGGCACTTTCTGTTGGTGCTGATCCCGACGGCGGCTATGTGGTCAATCCCGACCTCTCGGGCCGCATCGTCATGAAGGTGTTCGAGTCCTCTCCGATGCGTGCTTACGCCTCGGTTCAGGTCATCTCGTCGGATGCTCTCGAAGGTCTGTTCGACCTCAACGAAGCCTCTTCGGGCTGGGTTGGCGAGACGGATTCCCGCTCGGAAACCAACACGCCGCAGCTTGGAAAGTGGCGCATCCCGGCTCATGAGCTTTACGCGAAGCCCAAGGCGACGCAGAAGCTACTTGATGACGCCTCGATCAACATGGAAGCATGGCTTGCCTCCAAGGTTGCCGAGAAGTTTTCCCGCGACGAAGCCAACGCTTTCGTTGTCGGCAACGGCGTCAACAAGCCGCGCGGCTTCCTGACCTATGGCTCAGGCACCACGCTTCCCGGCACCATCGAGCAGTTCCCGTCCGGTGTTAACGGCGCTCTTGCCGCGACTCCCGATGGCGGCGATGTGCTCATCAACGCTCTGTATGGCCTCAAGCAGCAGTACCGCGCCAATGCAACCTGGTTCATGAACCGCGCTTCCACGCGCCTCGTTCGTAAGGCCAAGGACAGCAATGGCTCGTATATCTGGGTTCCTGGCATCGCTGCTGGTCAGCCTGCCTCGCTGCTCGGCTATCCTGTCGCGGCTTTCGAGGACATGCCCGATCCGGCCACGAACTCGCTCTCCATCGCTGTTGGCGATATGCGCGAGTCGTATCAGATTGTGGACCGCCTTGGCATCCGCACTCTCCGCGATCCCTACAGCGCGAAGCCCTACGTGGAGTTCTACACCACGAAGCGCGTCGGCGGTGATGTCGTGAACTTCGAAGCCATCAAGCTGGTCAAGCTCGGTTCGTAATAATCGGGGGCGGTATAAGCGCAAGCAGAGCCGCCCCTTCCATCATTTAGCGCATAAGGAACAAATCAATGCGTGATCTCAAGAGTAACATCCAGCTCGTCCATCTCGGGTCGATCACTCTCTCTGGCACCACGCCGGGAGCTTCGGCTTGGGTTGATCTTAGGGGCTTCGACAGCGCCGCTATTGTTCTGATGACCGGAACGGTCACGGACGCTGGCACGTCTTCGGGCTTTACCTTCACGGCCCAGCACTCGGACCTCACCACCGCCGCTTCGGCTGCGGCTGTTGTGGCTGCCGATACCACCGATGGCTCGATCTCTTTGACTGTCACGGCAGACGCCGATGACAACAAGGTGATCGGCGCGGTGGGCTATCGCGGCTCGAAGCGGTATCTGCGCCTCAATGGCGTAGGCACCACTGGCACCGATGCGGTTGTGAGCGTTCATGCTGTTGTCAGCGATGCTTCTCAGGCTCCGGCTACCTTCATCGGCACCTCGGTCGCTGCTACGTAACAACGACAACGGGAGCGGGCCTCGGCTCGCTCCTATTAACCTCTCGAAATGAACGAGGAAGATTATGGCTCAGAATACCACTCTAACGATCCCGGCTAGCACTTGGACACAGATCACGGATGCGGATATTGCTCGCATCACGTTTCAAAATGTCGGTTCAAATCATGCACTGATTAAGGCTACGGTTGGAGCTTCTACGCCATCCAATTTCAACGGTGCAATCCGTTACAATCCCGGCCAGGGCGAGCGCAATGTGCTGCTCACGGATTTGTTCCCCGGCCTGACGGGTGCGAACCGCGTCTACGCCTATTCGCCTGACGCTTCGCAAGTCGTTGTCTCTCATGCGTGAGCTTATCTCGCCGCTTAACGGAATCCGATCATTCGCACCATCTCAAGGTGGTGTTGCTGATGGCGGTGCGGCTGCGATCTCACTACTCGGTTCTGAATATATTGGCTTCACGCTTGATTTCTTGGCAAATGGTTATGCCTTGAGAACGCTTGTCGCGAATGATTTAATCGGTGCCGAACCTCAAGGCTTTGCGCTTGAGTTCATCTCCAATACTTCAGCCATGAAGGTTTCATAAAATGCCTACTGTAACTGGAATCGCATCTGAGTTCATCACGTTCTCGCGCACGTCGAACGCAACGCTTACGGACAGCGACGGCAAGATCAAGTGGGCTCCCCACAACCTCCTGCTGGCGTCTGAGCAGTTTGATGCTGCGAGTTGGCAGGCAACTAGTATGAGCGCATTTGGAAGCGGCTCTGTTGCTAACGCGACTGCTGCTC